TAAACGTTCATTATAAAAACCATGTTCAGTTTCAATAAATTTTGATCTTAATAAATCATTATTTGCTACCAATGAATTAAAACTAAGTTTATCAATTAATCCTCCATGCTGATGCTGAGAACATAATAATCTTATATAAATACCTATTTGCTCATTATTTAAAAACATTGTTCCTGTTAAAAAATCTGATGGGTAAAATAAAAATGCTGGGTCTTTCATAATAAATAAAAAATGCCTTAACTCCCTTTCGTGTGCAGGCACTACTCGGGAAATAAGGCAATAAATATTATTGTTAATTAGCTCCTGCAAGCCATAACTATTGCAAATATACTATAAAATTATTTCATATCCAAGATTAATTATAGTATTTTTTTTAAAGTACCAAAATACAACGTATTGTTGTTTTAAGTTATCGAATGCTAATATCGGGTTGCTACCAGCTATCTGATGAACCATAAAGTATTCTTTGAGTGCGTGTCTTAATCCTGTCATAAGTTAGTGTTTAAATTAGGTTTTAATAATGTGTTAAAATTAGGTTTTAATATATTTTTCCGTTAATAATTTTTAGATTGTAAAAAGTATAATTGCCTGTTTTAATTTCTAATTCGCAATAGGCGAAGCCAGTGTTCCATTTATTGATAGGCATATAGTAAGGAGTTTTACCGCACAAACAACCAACGGAGTGAACGCTGAATACATCTCCATACATTGAAGCTTCAGTATTAGAACTTGTTTTATGATAGTGGCCTACAACTACATTCTCTAAAGTTTTTAAAAACGTACCTCGAGCTGGATTAACTCCACCGCTTCCACCAAACAATTCATGTCCATGAAGTACAGTTAGTTTACCAATACGAATAGGTCTTTTTTCTTTTACAATATCAATCTTTAACTCACCTAATTTTAATCTATTTTCTAATTTAAACTCAGGATCATCAAAAATTTCAGGTGCTTTTAAAAACAACCATTTCTCCCAACGTTCATCGTGATTGCCAAGTTTAAAAACTATTTTAGCTTTTGGAAAGTGTTCACGTAGCGAACTTAAAAATATACGTGCAGCTTCAAACTCTTGATGAACTTGTCTTTGTCTCCAGTCTTTCTCATGTCTCGATATACCAGCAAAGTCTAAAACATCACCATTGATTAAAATACAATTTACTTTTTTTTCTTTACCATAATTAATAGCTTTTTGAATTGAATCGTTATCCTGGTAAGGAATATGTAAGTCCGATATGATTAAAGTTCTTGACTGACTTATTTCGTAAGGTTCAAAAGTTTCAGCATAAGATTCAGGCATTTTAAATTCAATATCTTGATCTAAGAAATCAAATGTTCCTAATTGTGATTTAGTTTTTTCTCCTTTTTTTCCCCTGTAATATCTTAGGCAACTTCTAACAGCTTCAATATCCGTAAACTGTTTATTGTTTTCTGAATATATTTTTTTAGCCAATGTTAAAGATGGAAGGTTTGGGAACTTAGTCAAATACGATTTAATTAAATTACTTACAAATGCATTTTTCATTATTTTTTTATTTTTAGTTTATAATTTTTTGCTAAATTAATTAATTCATCTTTGGTAAATTTATAAGTTCTTGACAAATCGGCCATATCTTCTAAATCCTCAACTCTTTTTACTCCTATTCTCTTTACTAATCCTTTGCGATACTCAATAAGATTACCAGCTAATTGTAGGTTACAATAAGAACATTGTTTGTGAACGTTATCTTCGTTAAATATTAGTTTAGTATATATTTCAGCTTTTAAATAATGCCCAGCATCCCACTTAGCATCGGACTTATTACAGCTAATACATGGTAAATCTTTGTCTCTTTGGCGAATATATATTTGAAAACTTACACGTGCTAAATTTCGCAACTGGATTAAACTTTGGCTATCTGATTTCATCACTTTAAATCTTTTATCTACTTCCTTTTTAGAATTAAATTCTAAGGCACAGATAGCCGAACAAACAACTTGCAAGGTATTGAATGGCTTATAAAATTCGCCACATTGCTTACATTGTTTAAGTTTAATTTTCATTTATTAGTTTTTATCAAATTTATATATAGCACCATTCTTTAAATTTATATCATTAAATTTGAAACCTAAAAATTCAGTTGCATCAATATTTGTTTTTTTTATATATTTTTTTTCTTTAATTAATTCCCTAATAGCATTTACATTTACAATTCTTACTTTTATTAATTCTGTTTCTTCATCATTCATATAAGCATAAAAATATATTTGTGATAATCCTTCTTGTATTTTATTAACTTCAGTAAATCCATTATTTTTGCTTCTTGATCTTATTGTTAAATCAAGGTATTTTATATATTTATATTTTCTTATTCTAACAGAAACCGTAAAGTTTAAATTAAAAACTAAATCAAAAGATAAATTACTATCTTCATATTCTGTAGCTGGTCTAAATTCCATATAATTATCATATAAATTAGGCAAGGAATTTTTAATATGGGTTTTAATTTCAGTAGAAAATTTATTTTCTAAAAATCTAACATCAAGCATTTATAAAATTATTTGCAATATTAAACATTTCATTATCTAATTCTATACCTAAACTTTTAAAACCCATTTCGTTTGAAACTTTAATTGTACTTCCAGAACCCATAAATGGATCTACTATAAAATCCCCTTTAGTTGCAGAAACTTCTAAAATTTGTTTTAATAAATCATTAGGTTTTTGTGTTGGATGTATCATTTTAGAAGTATGCAATCTTGGTATATTTATTAAATTGCCTCTTCTTAAATTAACTAGTTTTTTACCTTTAACACAATAAATAATTATTTCTGTTTGATTCCCCCAATCATTATCTAAATCACCACTTCCTTTATTTCCTTTATCCCATATAATAGGAGTTTTAATAGTAAAGTATTTTGATATTATATTTTCAAAAGAACTAAATACTGACCAACTACAAAAAAAATATAAATGTGAATTTATAGCTGTTTTTCTACTTAATACTTCACAAACTTTGTCTAATAAATCAAATGCTTCATCTTTTTTATCATTTAATAATCCACGCTTTGTAATTGATTCATCGTAAATTGAACGGTTTGAAACATAATTAATACCATAAGGAGGATCTGTTAATACAATATCTATACATCCATCTTCTAATGTTTCTAATATTTCTAAACTATCTCCGTTTTTAATATTTTCATTTATAGTAGTTTCAATTCTTGTTTTTAAAACACTTGCTTTGTATTCTTCTTTTTTCTCATCTTTTTTAATATCTTGATAAACTTGATTAATACTTACTTCGCCAGTGCTTAATTGTGCTTTTACTTCAGGTGTTGCAACAGCTTGTATTTTTTTAACTTTATCTAAAGTGCCATGTGAAACGTTTGCTACTTTTGCTAATTCTTTACGTGTTTCAATTGGTTTGACTTCCGCCAATGTTTGCTTAAGTGAATTTCCTTTAAATTGAATAGCTTGATTTTCTTTTGCCCTTTTACTAAATACGCTTTCAAGTTCTAAAGCTAAAACACTTCTTTGATAGTTGCTTAAATTTCTTCTGCCAAATTGGTTATTTATCATCCATTCTTTTACTTGGCTTTCATCTTCAAATTCTTTATCAATAGTTTTATATTCTAAGCCATGTTTAAAAGCTATTTGATATCGGTTATGTCCGTCAATTAAATAGCCATTCCATAAAACTAAAGGATCACGAATTCCATCTTTTAAAATGTTTTCTTCTAATTGCTTAAATTCTTCAGCAGTTAATGCTGGTATTAATTTTTTAAATTCTTCTTTTATTTCTATCATAAATTATTTAAGTAAGTTCTACATTCTTTAATCCTCGAGTACATTGATTCGATAACTTGATTATCTTTTTTAATATTAAATTCCTTTATACGTTTATTTATCGGAATATGATTGTAACTGTGGTTACGTTCAATTTCTTCAACAGCTAATAAGTATTCAGGGTTTTCACTATCAATCATTCCCATCTTCCAGCTTAATCTTCTTTTTTCATCTTCAACTAATTGAGTAGGGGTATCAATTAAAACATAAGCTAAACAAGCATCATTTAATCCTGTTAATTCCATATAAGCTTGAAGTTGGTAAAAGTAACTTTTATTTACTATCTCAGTATCAAAGTGCGGGAATGTATGTATATCCCAACTGCTTTTAATATCAATTACGTTATCGGATACGATGTCGGGAGTTCCACTTAAAAACTCGTTTGAATACCATTGTTCGTTCTTAGTATAGAATCCTCCTTTAAAAACTGAATAGGTACTAATAGCAATATCCTCAACTTCTAATCCTTTCTCAACATATTTGTTGGTAAATTCCTTTCTTATGCCATAAGTTTTTTCAATGAATAAATTCTTTAAATACGATTTACAGGTCTCACCCATCTCGCTTTTGGCTCGGCCATTAGTCATTATCTGACCAATAGCCGATGCTCTGAATTTTAAATCGTTAAACATTTATCAATGCTAGTTTAAGTACATTAGATTGTGGACCGCTTATAGTATAGTTTTCCATTGCTTCCTTTACTTTATCGGACTTACCTTCTTGAATAGCAGTAATCATTTTCTTTAAAGTTTCGGGTGTTAACATTGGTTTGCTTTCTTGCTTAGGTTTTACACTCGCATCATTCCCATCATCATCAGTTGATTCTAAAGCTAATAACGAACTAATATTATATCTTCTAAAGTAAGTAACTGCAGAACCAAGTTGTTGTGGATTTAAACCGCTAGGTAAACTTATCGAACTACTAACTGATTCGCCTGTTTCTGAACAAGTAATAACAGTTGTAACTAGATCATGATTAATTGGCTGTAAGATGATTAAACCAAGTTCTGATAGTAATGGCTTAACTTCTGCTAAGATGTCGTTTAAAGTAGTGTATGAGCTTTTAAAGTGTGGGTTCTTACCATCCTTTTTAATAGCGTTTACTTTAGATTGAAATTGTAATAACTTTGAATTGAGGTTTGGGGTTTTCATGATTTCTTTTTGGGGTTTTTAGAATGGTGTGTTGTTTGAATCGTAAACGGTTTTTCCATTTCCGATGTAACTAGCTTTTACTTTGGCAGCTCGTTCTTCTTTTGTTTGACCAGTTGTAATGGAGGCATCTTGTCCATACTGATTAGGTTGGTCGTTTAGGATAATACTAATGTCATAGTATTCTGCTCCGTTCTTACCTGGTTTAATTCTTGACTTATCTAACTTAGTTAAGTCGATTGATGCTGCGATGATTTTGCTCATGATTTATTTGGGTTTATTGGTTTATATTTTTTGGTCTAAAATGTCTAACAAGTAGTTTAGTTTTTCCTCATCGGAGAAATCATTCTCTTTAGCAACAAGCTCCACATATCGAATGGCTTCATCTTTAAAAATGTAACGATGCTCAGGGTAATTAATATCTAATACTAATAACTCATTAGGATACCAGTGTTCAGTTAGCCAGCATTGATTGTAGCTTCCGCTGGTGTAATCTTCAGGATCTAAGTCGTACATCATATCTTAAAATTGAGTTGGTTAAACGTAAATAATTACTTGTTTCGATTCTCATTTGCATTTCAAGTCCGCTTGTTATTTGTCCCTGAGTAGCTTGTTCAATAATTAAACTTTCTAGTTTAAATATTTTCTCGTATGATTCCTGTATTTCTTTTTTCATATAAATTTTTTTAAGTTTTGTTCAATAAATAGTTCCATTACTTTTACTTGTTCAAAGTACCTTGCACGTTTTCCTGTAGAATTTCTTGGTAGGTCATCAATATGTGATTTAAGGCGATCATTAAACATTTGCAGTCGGTTAAGTTGGTCTATGTCTAATTCGATATACATCATTGATTTACTAATAAATGGTTCAGTCGGCATATCGAATAGCTAAGAAACGTTCGTATAATTCTTTGTTAAAGTGTCCTTTATTTTCCCACCAATTAACAGCATAGCAGTAACGGGCCATGCACCATACTTGATTACAGCTCATGTTTTTCATCTAATATAGTTTTTAAGGTGTCGTGATAAACAGCCATGTAATCAGCTTCTGAGCAATCTTGTATATAGTCTGCATAATAAGCTCTTGATATAGGGCATAAACTAATTGATGGGGTTGCTCCAATTTCTACCATTACACATTTATCTTCGCTGAATATTTTGTAATAAAAAACTGAAGACTTTCTAAACTTTGGTAGTTGGATGTCTACAACCTCAATAAATTCTTTTGTTGATTTGATTTCGATTTTCATGATTTGTTTTTTTTAGGGGTTAATTATTTATAATAGTTAAAAGTCGTGAGTAGGATAAACTTCAATTATTTGTTCTCCAGTTGAATCATCTATGTAATAGGTGTATTCTCCGATTGTAATATATACAACGTTTTCTGATCTAATATCTATATTCATACAGTAGTGATGTTAAAGGTTTGAATTGTAGTAACTTTGTTCATCATTACAACGTATGCATAAAGTCTGCAGTCTTCAATGGTTTCCCATTTAGTAAATTTTGTGAAAGCAATACATTTATCGCAATCCAGGAAGTCAATTTTAAATTTTTTCATGATTTCTTTTTGTTTGGGGGTTAAATTAAAATGATTTGTAAAGTTTGTTAAGATTAATTATTTGACTTCTTATTGATTTTATTGCAGAAATGTAACCTCTATCTTTACTGCTAATTAAATCATAATTTTGTGCATCAGTATAATGCATTTTGATTTCTTTACCATAATGGATTGTTGATACTGACCATTGACCGTAACCTGTTTGTTTAAAATTTAATTCTTTTTTCATGATTTCTTTTTTTTAAATTATTAATATTCTGTAAATATAAACATTATTTTTAATATATGCAAAATGATTAAAGGAAGTTATTAACAAATATTTGTTAATTGTGTAACTTACTTATTATCAAACAATTATTTTTGGCCCTACGTTTATATTTTGATCCTTTCTCTATAAATTTTGTTTTACCAATCATAATATATTTTATTTGATTAGTTTTAATTTTATAGTAAATGGCTTGGTGGCTTACACTATGTAAGGTTGCGAACTCGCTAACTGATAAAAGATTATTCATATTGCAAATTTACAAAATAAAATTGATACTTGCAAAATAAATTTAATATAATTACATTTGTCAATCAAATCAATAATCGATAAACACTTCGCGGATAACTATACTTATTATAAAAGTGTATGTAAAAGATATTATAATGGTCGTTACCTGGCTGAAGATTTATTACACGAACTTTATCTAAAACTTAGCAACTCTAATCCCGATCAAATAGAAAGGTATCATAAAGCAAATAAATTAAATTGTTTAGGGTTATTAATTATAAAAGATTTGTTTCGGCATCGGACTCAAAAGCTATTCCACATAGATGGAAATACTTCTAATTTATTTGAAGCAGCTAACTTTGAGATATTAGACTTTAAACAAGTGGATGAGGAGTACTTTCAAATAGATGAAATATTAATTGATAAAATAAAAGACCCTAAAATATATAATGACCCATATATAAAAATGGATATTAAATATTTAAAAAAACAATTTAACGCTATAAAAAAACAAGTTAAAACGGCGGAAATTGAAACAATAACAAGATAAACAACTAAAAAGGAAAAAAATGAGCAATAGACAAGAAAAAACGGCTTATGAATTTACAAATTATAAGCCCATTAGCGTACATAAAAAAGTTTACGATGAATTAACTGATTTATCAAATAACATTTATGACGTAAAATTAAGTTATGCCAAAACAATAGAGCATTTAATTAACTACTATAAAGAAAATAAAACTAAGAGGATAAAATGAAAAAACAATTAATAGGGGCTATGATAACTATTAAAGATACACTTGAAAATGATTATAACCGCATTTTTAAAGCGTATGTAAGTTTTGGAGAGTATAAAGATAAAAAAAATAAAGATAGTTATGGAGTTGATGATTATTTTATATTTTATTATTTTGATAGTTTAAAACACTTAAAAAATTCTATTAAAAAAGAATTTGATGAGGGTTATAAACTTTTAAAAATTAATAGCTTAAAGTATAGATAGTTATTAAATCTTTTTAATATCTATTATAACCGATTTAGGTATTAACGTAGTATTTGCAATTTCATCAATTACGCCCGTTTTTTCATCTTTAAGGGCGTAGTCACCAAATACCCTTACAACGCCTTTATTATCGCTTAATAGATGCCCCTTTGTAGTACATATTGGTAGTTTTAACGTTAATAAATCATCTATAGACTGCCAAGCACTATCGCTAGTAATATCATACCATTTAATTTCTACTAATGGATATTTTTCTATTTCTTTTTTTGCTTTTTTATTTATTAATTTTCTTTTTATCATATGTTTTTATTTCTACATTACCCACGCTTGAATTGATATGATTGTTATGTACTTTATTAAATTGATTAATAAAGGTTTTCCAATCACTATTTTTCAATAATTGTTTCTGCTGTGATGTCGATGATTTGTTTATTTTCATTTATATTTTTTTCTAATTCCGACAATCTTTTTTCTAATTGCTCTCTATTCATTCCTTCAAGTCCGATATGATTAATCTCTTTTTTATCTACAAAAAAACCCGCCATTTGCCCCGCTCTAAATTCTGCATTAATAGCCGATGCAAGTTGATTTTTTTCTTCTGCTTTATTTCTTAAGCGTTCAAATACTTTAAATGATTTTAATTTGTCTTTTTCGTATTTGTTTAATTCCTGCGATAATCTTTTTTCTAAGTATCTACAAATATGAGGGTTAATTTCTGGGTTTGTTAATCTAGATGCTATTTCAAAAGGTTTTCTATTCGGGTCTTTAGTTGTATATCCCGCTTGTAAACAAGCGTCCGCCTTTGAAATACTACCCCAATTTGCGACCAATATATCTACAAACGCCCTTTGTTTAGGAGTTAATTCTGTACTTAGTTTTACTTCGTTTTTTCTTCTTGACATAAGATTATTGACCTAATAATAATATAAAACCCCCGACTTAGCTATATGTGTAAAAAACCGCATATTTATTATGTTTTCTAAAAAAGTGTTTAAAATCAATGACTTAACAAGGTGGGAAAATTTATTTCAATTTTACGCCATTTTTGAGAGCAAATGTTCAAAAAACCCTTATGTATGTGGGGGTAAATGAAAAAAGTGTTTAAAAACAATGACTTACAAATATGCACGGAAAGTGGGAAAAAATAACCTAATGTTTATGCCGATTTTCCCAGTTTGCACCCTAATACTATCTATATACAAAAAACTTTTAAAAAAGTTGCGTGGAGTTTTGCGAAATTCTGGGAAAGTAGGAATAGCTATATATACCAAAGGAAATTCGTTCCCAGTCGCATGGGATAATCCCAACATTCTAGGAAAAATGGCTATTTTGGCTCGTGATTTTTTTTCCCAGTCTGAAACCCCCACATTCAATTAGCTCATTTCACTTTTAGTACGCTATTCTGTCCTATCTACCAT